GCCAGGTGTGCCAGTCGCTCCAGTTGCGCCTGCTGCGCCAGGTGCGCCATCATCACCAGCATAACCTCGTGCCGTTATGCTTGCAGTTACCCAGTTAATCGTTGAAGTGGTTACCGTTGCTGAATCCAATAATGCTACGGTAGCACCCCACAAAGTAAAGCCCAGACTTGGGCTAGATGGTGGCGTTAATGACCAACCGCTAGGTGTAGGCGTAAACGTACCGCTAGACCATGTGTATGTAGATGTTCCTGTCGGGCCTGCGGGTATTGTCACAGCCCATTGAAATACTGTAGGCAATGCTGACTGAATGCCTGCTGCGCCAGTTGCGCCTGTAGCGCCTGCTGCGCCAGTTGTGCCAGTCGCTCCAGTTGCGCCTGCTGCGCCGTTTAAAGATACCGCAGCAATGCCAACACCTGTTGTCCAATTTACTGTTGAGGTTGCGTCTGTGCCTGCTGCGATAACCTCTTTGCTTGCTTCCCATAAATATATGCCGGGTGTGCCGGGGTTTGCAGGAATTGTCGTAGTCCAACCGCCCCCACCTGAGTACGAGGCATTTACACCGGTTGCCCAAGTGTAAACAGACGTACCGCTAGGGGTAGATGGTGCAACGGTTGCCCATTGATACAGATAAGCTGCTGTTGTCTTAATGCCCGGGCCACCTTGTTCAACAAAATTAAATTGAACTGCGGTTGTTGATGCTTGTGTCACTAAACCCGAATTATCTTTATATCGTACAGGTGCGGTTAAAGTCGCTGAGTTTGCCGACATAACTGTAGGTATCGGAAACAATGCCGCTAAACCTGAAGCCGTTGGATTGCCTATAGTGATGTTTGTTTTAACAATGTCGGCATATCCTGTCGTGCTTGAGCCGCCAATACGGTAAGTGTTGTTTATAAAGGCTACATCTGCATCAGTTTGTGATGATACAAATTGAGTTTGCCCTAAAGCAGTAGAACCGTTTAGGCTTGCAATTGCATTAGTAAATGTAGCCGTTGTGCCGTCATAGGGTACGAGTATGGCAGCGGGACTAAATGTAGCTACAAATGTACCAGCTAGGTTAGTAGGCCCCCATGAATAAACCGCGCTTACAGGCGAGAAATTAGACTGGGTAATTTCATTTCCAACTTTGTACGCAAAGTAGTAAACCCCTGTGGGCAATGCTAAATCTGTAAATATATAGTTTGTATTGTTAACAAACGCTTTAGATGTAATTGGTGTTTGATAATCTAGTAAAGACCAATCGGTAGCTGTAGGTGTTGCGCTTGTTGTGTAATATAAAAATACAGAGTTTACGCGCCCTGTCACGGGTATAAATACTTGTACATTAAATGTTGGCACGACTGCATCTGGTAATGCACTTGACACTGTAGGAGCATTTAAACCACTAAAATAACCACCCGCGACTAAACCAGAGTTAGGTGCAGGGGCAAATTGTGTGATGTCAAAGTTGTCGTAAACCTGCGCGTTGTATTCTGCAAGCTGTATTTGTGCGCCAAGGTTGCCGTCTTCGACTGATGCTTCTCTAACCTGTAATACGCGAAACAATTTAGTGTCCCAACCGTAATAAGCATTTGTCATGCTAACAACGTCACCCGCACTAATTTGTATACCTTCGTAGGTCGTGTTAATAGTTAAGTTTAAATCTTCACGCGCTTGCTCAAGCAACCTATTGGCTAAGTAATACGCTTGTACGCTGTTGTTAACTAAATCGTAATTTAAATTAGTTTTATTAACTGGCTCATTTGGATACAACAACCCTGTTGGCGTTTCAATGTATACATAATTAAATTGGTCTCGGTTTGCATTTTCAGGGAACTTAGCTTCTACTTGATTTATCGAATTTGTGATGTCGATACCACCGACTGTAATAGCACCGATAATATTTGAGTCATCAAAGGCAAACGATGCGCTTTCAGCTTTATTTATTATTACTTCCCATTTACCACTTGTTTCTTGGTACGACATCCACGAATCACAGGCTGTCATTATTTGGTCAACGTTTTGAATCATGTTTTGATTCGTGTCTATTACTCCGTTAATGCGGTATCTGGATTGCGTGTACAGCGTGCCCCCTTGATCGCGGTATGTAATTAATTGGTCTGCATAAATATTAAGCGCAACTGCCGACGCGTAATCAACGTAATCAGGGTCGATTGCTGCGCCGTAGATTGGGTTTGTCATGTAGTCGTACCAGACATCACCAGGCTTGGCTACGCTTGTTTCACGTAAATTATGTTGTGCGTAAAACGTTAACGGTTGTAACTGTGTAGTACCTGCGTCACGGTTGTAAACAAGATGCACAATAGCAAAGGCCAAGCTATTCATTTGGCGACCTGTGGCAGGCCATTCTTGACCAGCAGGTAGACCGTTGGCAAGTGACATGACACTTTGTGGTGTTGCATAGCCTGGCAAAGAACCACCGATATCTAAATTACTTATAACTCCAGACGAATCAGATTTAAACAAATAAATAGCCATATTGCCTAATATTTTTGTATCTGTATTACCTGCACCGTCAATAAGCCCAGCTACGCGAGTTTCATTACTTGTATCAAATACAACCTGTCTGTCACCATAGTAAAACTTAGACTTATCAAAGGTAAATTGCCCATCATCGCTAATTGAACTAACGACCATCACGTAATACATATCTATAGCGTTAGTAGTCATCACAGCGTCAACAAACTTACCGCCTATGTAAGCATCACCATAGACAATAGGTATTGACCTAGTAGTATCGGGTGGAACTTGTATTCTTACACCGTTATCGGTAGCCGAGCCAAAGCCAGCGCTAGTATTTCGTGGCGTTAGGATGGTAGAAATAACGTAAGAAATTGCAATGTTAATGGCAACGGTAATGGCAACTGCTGCGATTGAGCCAGCAGTTAACGCGCCAGCAGTTACTAAACCTGCAACTATGACACTGCCAACTGCGTAAGCGTTAACAGTGTAACAAATAGAAAATAAGACAATTGCAAGTTTTATCATTATTGAATCCAGTTTTCATCTAATTTTCTAAAGCCAAACTTTTCATATTTTATGTTTGGGCTTGTTACCATCTTTGCCATTGTAAAAAATTTAATTCGACCCGATGCTTTTAATTCGTTGCCGTAGTCTACATATTTTTTAAGTAACCTATACCCAAGTGACGTATTACGATACTCAGGTTTGACATACCAAGCCAACTCAGACAATTGCAACGTTTTGTTACACCAAATTGAGGGCGTCATAATTGCCATTACTAAACCTTTATTAGGCTCAAGGTATATGATGCCAGCACCAGCCAAAATTGTGTCAAGCAATCCATTCCAATACTCAACGTTGTTTAATTCGCGCAACTCTACAATGTCGCTTTCGTTCTTAAACTCAACCATTAAATCAATGATTAGCTGTTTATCAAATTTATTGGCTGTTCTCATTAGTTGCCATTGCCACCGTTAAAATTACCCGTTTCGCTAAATACACTTTCGTCTGTTCCTGTGGTAGTAGTGTCGCTTGTTGAGGTAGTTTGACCACCACTAACAGGCGGTTTACCAAAATCAAAGTAAAGTGAGGCAATGACTGCAACGCGATTCATGCTTGTATCACTTGGGTAAAATGTTTGCCATTGCGTAGAGTTAGTTTTCATACCCGATGTGCGGTTTTGTAAAACTAAACGCATAGACGAACACAACGCGACAACCGTAGCAATCCGCATTCGTAATGATTCGTTAAAATCTTCGTTGATTGCAAAATTGTTAATGATGCCCTGATAGCGCTTAAAAAACTGTAATGTCGGGCTTGTAATAATTTGATTGTTATCATCTAAAAAACCACGCCATATTTCAATTGTGCTACCTTTTAAATCTGAATCAAGAATCAACGCTATGTTGTTTGAATCAATGCCAGTTAACATTATCCGCAAATCAAATGATGATGCTTTAATGTCGCGCTGTATTTCGCTAATTCCTAAAAAACTCCCCATACCTTGAAATGTTGTACCGCCTACTGTGATAGGTGACGCGGCATTGCAAAACGTATGCACCTCATCGGGCATCGTTAACTTTACAAACTCTGCATATTTGATCGATGTTGACTGTAACGCATTCATAATCGTTGTCATGTTTTGTCCTTAATTAATAATATTTTCACGAAATATAAATGGTGAATCCCATTGTACAAACGCGCCGCCTGTCATCGGGTTTAGAGTGTAAGTAGGGCAAGATTCTGCAATGACGTTAAATGATACATTTTTGCCAAGTGTTACAGTTGCTCCCGATGCTGGCGTGCCAATAAGTGGTCTGTGAATAAACACAGTTGAACCCGCAGAGTCTGCTGTCACTTTATATGTGTAGCCACCAACTTGTAAAAAGTCACCTGCCTTAAACGTGCCATTGCTTGATAAAGATAGCGATTGGGTATTGGGTGCTGGCGTTGCCGACAGCGTAGCCGCTGTAGCCGTGCCCTGCATCTTTGTAAACCATTCTAACGACGGTGTATTAAAACTAATTGTTTCGGGTAATTGTCGGTCTAAATTATCGATAACCTGTATAACGTTTCTGACTTGTGGATAATATAAATAATTATTAGGCACAACAGTAAACACCCACGGCACGGCTGTTAAGTACTGAGCCACGCGCAACTGTCCAGAACGGCTAACCTGTTGCCCGATTACGCGCCTATTGTTTACCGTCATTTGAGTTTGTATATTTAATATTGTTTGGAAGCTCATGCTCTACTCCGATTATTTGCTATTGATTTATTTGCAAATTGATTAGCTGACCATATCGCCCTTGAGCTTCCGTAAATCCTGTCTTCAAACGACTTGGTATCTATTGCGTCAATATAATTGTTTGTAACGTTAGTAGTCCCACCAAAGTCACCAAGATTGTTATTTGGTATGATTGCACCTGACCTGCCGGGTATAAATAACTCTGGGCCATTCTCGCCCACAATGCTTGGCCCGGTAATCGTGCCACCTGACGCAAAGGTTGAATAAGAACCCACATCGCCTGGACCAAATGCAGTCATAGCAAAACTAATGCCCATTTCTAGTAGTTTGTTAGCCTGCATCTTAAGCTGAATTTTTATTAGGTCTTTAATTACGCTTTCTGCAAATTCGCTAAATGACAACTTGCCGTTGTCTACAAAGTTATCAATTGCCGTGTTCATGTTGCTGACTAGACTCCCAAACATATCAGCCGCCATTGCTCCGTAGTTTTGTGCATCTTCGCTAAATTGTGCGAACGCTTTGTTCCACCCAAAACTAAAAGTCATTTGTGACGCAATGGTAGCTTCTTCCATTTGGCGTGTAATCACTTCGTACATACTACCTAATCGTTCAACCTCTAATGCTTGCCTGTCGTACTCTGCTAAGGTTTTAGAGTCTGCGCCCTGTCCTGCTGCCTTCTCGCGCTTGTCTGATATTTCCTGTAGCTTCGCACTTGTTGCGTCTAAGACTGCGTTAACGGCTTCCTGTACGCGTTTTTCATTGTTTGCGAGTCCTGCCATATCCGCTTTGATTTGCAACATTCCAATAGCATGTTGACGTTCACGGTCAAATTCTGCCGAGACTAATGACGCTTCTTTAAGCATGTTTGCGGTTTTGTCGACCTGGTTTGGGTCTACCATGCGTGGCGCTTGCGGTTTTATAATAGATAAACCTATGCCTGCATCATCGCTAGTTTGGTTTTGTATTGCTTCTAATTCATCTGAGTAACGCCACGCATTAGCAATTTTTTCTTTTTGAAATTGATCAAAATCTTTTTCATTTTGTTTAAGTTTAAGTAAAACGCTTGATTGTTTAGCTAAGGCTGATTCTTGCGCTTGATCAGTAATAGCCATAGAGTATTCAACGTTAGCCATAACGTAACTAATAACGTCACCCGCGTGTTGTAACACTTGTATAAAGCCACGCACAATGTTTATGACATTACCTATGACATCAGCAGTAAATGCAAAACCATACGCAACATTGTCCAACCATCGTGGCAAGTCTGTGCGTATAATTTCTTGTATGCCGACCCTAAATTGATCAGATTCTATCCAAGAATTAAACAATGCTTGGGTAATGCTATTAAGCAATGGCAACGTGGCTGTAGCTATTTCATTACCTAAACCCGTGAAAATCGAACCCAACTGAGTAAGACTATCATTAAATTGCTCGGCCGATTTGGTTGTATCACCGCCAATTACTAAACCTAATTTTTCCGCCTCAGCACGTAACTTTTCTACACCATCACGCCCACCGTTTAGCAGTGGTATTAATTGTGCGCCTGAACGACCAAACAAGCTCATGGCAATAGCAGTTTTATTCGCACCGTCTGCCATACCTGCAAATCTTTCTGAGAT